CGCGATCAGAAAGGCGAAAAGATCACCTACACCCTGCTCGCCGCTCCGCCGAAACCGGTGAAAACCGAGATCGCCAAGCAGTACGAAACGATGCCCGAGGTCAACCTCGACGCCCTGTACGAGGGCAAGGACCCCTGGGCTTCGCCATCGGCCTGAGCTGACTGATTCATAAATGGGGCGGCTTCCAACCCGCCCCTTTCTTTTTGCACTTAGCCATGTCAGTCCTCACCGAACGTCTCCGCGCCTTGCCCCGCTACGAATTGGTGCGGCACGACGGCGAGACCCGCACTTACGAGACACCCTGCGGCCGCAAGCCCTCTGTTACCACGGTGCTCGCCGGTTCCCGTGACAACTCCGGCCTCGAAGAGTGGCGCGAATCCATCGGTGTCGAGCGCGCCGATCAGATCCTCAAGATCGCCTGCTTTCGCGGCACCGCACACCACACCAACATCGAGCGCTTCCTGACGGACGGCACCGAGCCCCGCTTCGACGCCCTGCTTACCCCGTACTGGAAGAGCAGCCGCCGTTTCCTCGACCGCATCAATCACACCCTCCTGCTCGAGGGCGGTGTCTGGCACCCCGACGGGTACGCCGGCGCGCTGGATTGCATCGCCTATCTCGATTCGGACGATCTTCAGCCGACACTTCTCGATTGGAAGACAGCCGATACCCCTCGTAAGCCCAACAAGATCTACGAGTACTCCCTTCAGTGCGCGGCTTACGTCAACGCCGCCAACTACGTGTACGGCCACATGGGCCTGCACATCACACAAGCGATGCTCGTTGTCGCTCTGCCTGACGAAGCACCTCAGATCGAAATCATCGACGAGAGCGGCTTAACGCAGTACTACCAGCACTTCTTGGCACGGCTTCAACGCTTCGTTTACGCGAGGTGACCGTGGCAGATGACCCCAACAAGCTCGAGGAATACCTCGCCACCGTGCTCGCCGGCTCTTTGGTCGGGCAACTCGCTGCCGAGCGCGGCCTGAGTTACTCGGATCTCGGCCCCGGTAGCACCAAGCTGCGTTCCCTCGCTGAGGAACTCGCAGATCTCGGATTCGACCCCGAGATCCTTGCCTCGCACTGCTTGAACTCGCTGGTCGCGCTCTTCGCCCAACCCAGCAACGCCGACCTCATCACCGGTCAGTTCACCGCACTGCTCTGGTCAATCCTCGGCGACCCCAAGAACGGAGGCAGACCACCCGAGATCTACCGCCGCGCCGGCGTGGCCATGCATCTTGCCCTACTCGGAATCCTTGATCCCTCCATCGTCGAAAAGCGCGCACGCTCATGACATCACCTCGCCTGATCGGCCTCTACAGCCCCGCTCCCCGCAGCGGTAAATCCACCGTCGCCGCCTACCTCACCGAGCACGGCTTCTACACCGTGCCCTTCGCGCGCCCCATCAAGTTGATGGTCCGCACCTTCCTGATCCAGCTGGGCTACGGCCCAAGCGAGATCGACCACTTCCTCGAGGCCGGGAAGAACGATGTCATCGAAGGCATTCGCACCACACCCCGGCAGCTGATGCAGCTCCTCGGCACCGAGTGGGGCCGCCAGTGCGTGCACCCTCAGGTCTGGCTGATGTGCTGGGAACGCGCAACGCAGCAAAAGCTCGAGGCCGGCATCCCCGTCGTCGTGGACGACTGCAGATTCCCCAACGAAGCCGCCTTGATCCGCCGTCTCGGCGGTGAGCTCTGGCGCATCGAACGCCCGGGCAACGAACGCCAAACCGATCACGCCTCCGAGGGCGGCCTCGACGAATACCCGCTCTTCGACCGCCGCCTGGTCAACGACGGCTCGCTGGGCTCGCTGCTCGCGCTTCACAGCCGGGTGCGCGAAATCGTCACTCCTCTTTCACTCGCGTCCTGAGCCATGCCCATCATCCCGTCAGTACCGGTAACGCTTGCGCCAAAGCCAGCGGATACCCATCAGGTCTACCCCTGGCGCTTTCGTATCGGTTCTTTGGTCTACGTGAAGGGCCACCCGACCGATGACACCTTCACGGTGATCGGAGGCGAACTGTGGATGGGCTTCCCCCATCTGCACCTCTACGACCGCTACGGCAAGACGTGGCGCATTCCGCAGCTGCACTGCTCGTCAAAGCCGATCGCTTTCCGCAAGGGTTAGTCCTATGAGCAACATCAACCGCCATCAGTTCATCGAGAATATCCTCACGCTCATCGCGTATTGCGTGGTGGCGATCTTTGCTCAAGGCGCGTGGAAACTCCTCGCACTTGGCTGCCTGGTGAATCTCAACATCTACTGGCGCCAAGGAGAGCCAAAGTGATGGATCCTTACTTCCGCGTCGAGGTGCTCAACCACACCGAACACCCCCAAACGCTTTGCTGGTGGGCAATGCACCAGGACTACAGCGAGAACTTCGTCTTTGACGAGGAGCCCCCGAGCGAAACCGAGGCCGGCGCCCTCATCGTCAAGCACCTCCTCGCTGGCGAGCGCGGTCACTACGGACCCTTAGAGCACCCGTCCATCACCTTCAACGTCGGCGGCTTCCCCCACTCAGTGATGCAACAAGCCCGCACCCACCGGGTTGGTGTGAGCTTCGACGTGCAGTCCGGCCGCTACACCGGCAAGCGCATCCTCGATGTCTGCACCGGTGCCCGCGACGTCGAAGAAGTCTTTTACCTCCGCCCCGTCGGCACCTACCGAGACCGCCAGGGCAAGAAGTACGAGTACACCGAGGACCAGCGGATGATCCACCGCATCATTTGCATCGACTCCGCCGGCCGCTACAAGCTCGCCCTCGAGGACGGCTTCAGCGAGGAACACGCCCGGGACATCATCCCCTACGCAATTCGCCAGGACTTCGTGGTGTCTTTCAACCTGCGCAGCCTGCTGCATTTCATGGATCTCCGCGCCAAGCGCGACGCCCAACTCGAGATCCAAGCGCTATGCGATCTGATGTGGCCCCACCTAGAAGCGTGGGCCCCCGAGATCGCCTCCTGGTACGGCGCCTCGCGCCTGCACAAAGCACGCCTTGCGCCTTGAATCATGGAACACTTTAACTACGGATTAGACAATCTTAAGCAAACACTAAGTTCAGACAACTTGAATCTACTTTACCCTAAAAGCGCTGAAAACTACGGCCGACTAAGGGAAAGTTATCTGGATAGCTACTGCAGCGCTATGATTAAACCTGTATATAGGAATATAGAGCAAGAAATAGTTAAAGAGATCGGACGACATGATCTCATATTAGGATGCGTAGCTTGGTTAACAAGCATACCTGTGCTCACAGCACTTCAAGGCAAGAATGTTCAGTTTGTTGTGCAGCAAGAAGACTGGTTAAGGCCGGATTCAAACGACCTGACTATGGAGGCACAAAGGAGGCTGTATGACGGTCTTAAAGGGATTGACAATTACACCGCCTGGGCTAGCACTGGTAATTACCATAATATATCTCCCATAAGATTGTCGGGGAAGCCTAAGAATCACAAGCGAAATAATGCACGTATGCACCATAAGTTTTTACTATTCGGGAGATATGGCGAGGTAGAATACGAAGGTAGCACTGTAAACGGCGTAGGCAAACCATTTATTGACTTAGTGTGGACAGGAAGTTACAACCTAACGCACAATGCAACACGCTCACTTGAGAATGGTGTATTTATTAGGTCTGAAGAAGTTGCTGAAAGTTACTACAATGAATGGCGGCAGATACTGCTGAGTAGTTTCCGTATTGAGGACAGGTGGTGGGGCGCTAAGTATGCGTGGGGCGGATGTGATAACGAAGACTGGTTGAGGGATGGAACATGACCTTCAACTCCTCCCTCCACATCACCATCCGCTCCACCGAGGACGGCTACTACCACTGGGAACTACGCGACGGCCCTGACGGCGCCTTCGAGTTCGCCGGCACGGCGCCTCTGCTCGAGCGCTGCTTCGAGGACATCATCCGCGCCCAATGGTCCCTCGCAGAGAACCTCACAGGAGAAGCCGACTCCGCGTCCCTGGTGGATACGTATGACGGCCTTCACCTGGCGCCCATCGCCCAGATCCATACGCCCCCGGGCACTGCGCTCCCCGCTCAGCAGGACATCCCACCCCCGCGCCATACGCATTAAACCTCCCTTTCATTTACCTTCGCCCGCCCTAATTAGGTTGACAATGCCTCCATGTCCCAATCCGAAATACACGACTATCTGACCCAAGTAGGACGCCACCCCGTCCTCTCCAAAGAGGCGCAACTGCGCCACTGTCAGCGGATTTACGCCTGGCTCCACTGCGAGGCAGGCAAGGACGCAGCCCCTTTGCGCCTCCGAAGGGCGGGCGAACGCTCCATGGAGGTGGGCGAACGCTCCATGGAGGTCATGGTCCGCACCAACCTCCGTCTGGTGATCTCCATCGCCAAGCGATACCAAGGCCGGGGCCTCGACATGGCTGACCTCATCCAGGAAGGCAACCTCGGCCTGATCCGAGGCCTCGAATTGTTTGACCCCACACGAGGCTATGCCGTAAGCACTTATGCCTATTGGTGGATCCGTCAAGCCATCACCCGGGCCATCCACACCTACGCCCGCCCGATCCGCCTACCGATCAACACCTTCGAGCTCCTGAATCGTGCCCAGCGCACATCACACACATTCTTCACCGAGTTCGGCCGTCTACCCACCTTGAGCGAACTCGCCAACGAGCTTGGCGTCACCAAAGAACGCATGCAGCAGGTGATCGACCATCAGGCCACGACGCTCTGCTACTCCCTGGATGTGCCTGTCAAGGAAGAAGAGAGTCCCCTACTGGCATTCGTTGCTGACGATTCCCTCCCGGAGGCGTACGACGCCCTGGAAGCCGCATACAACCACGAGGCCGTCCGCCTAGCGATGCGCAAATGTCTCAACGAAACAGAAGCTCAGATCCTCCACGCAGTGTTCCACGAGAGCACGACATTCCGGGCGCTCTCCGACGAACTCGGCATCACCCGCTCACGAGTGGGGCAGATCCACTACGCCGCCTTGAACAAGATCCGCATCTATCTCGACTGCCTCGGCCATGACGTTTGACGAAGGCCCCCTGTACCTCGCTCCCCGCCTTGTCTTCGACAGCGCACTGCTTGGCTATGCCCAGCGCCCCGGGGACCGGACGCCCCTGGCGATCTACGACTTTGCGCGCTGCGTCCGCGCCGCCTCACACTGGTATGACATGGGAGAGGAAGAAGCCACCGAGTACGTCGTCACTCAGTGCGAAGGCTCATGGCTCGGTGATGGCACGCCACTAATCCTCCATCCAGGTCGTCTCGAGCAGGAGGAGCAATGAGCAACCGAGTGGACAATCCGCTGAGCTGGTGGGAACAGTGGTTACTCGAGCTTCTGGCGAAGCGCCCCCGGATTAACCGGATCGTGGTGGAGCTGGTGGCTGAAGAGGAGGACGACGTGGACGACGAGCGCTTCGAGGCAAGCCTGAGAGAGCAACTGGAGTGGACGTTCCACGGGCCGGACGCCGAGAGAGATTGACGTTTTGCCCGCATTTGTGCCATCCTTAGCACGGATGCTACTTCAAGCAAATGCCAGGCCCCGCACCGAAAGTCCCGCTGCAGCAGCTCTTCGGAACCTGCGAAACCCTTTACCAACGCGATGGATTTGTGCGCTGGGCGGATGTCGCCAAAGTCCACGGCATCTCCCGCCAAAGCGTGCAGCTCCGCTTCAAGAAGGCGATCGAGCTCGGCGAGCTCGACGAGGCCACCTACCAGCGCTGGGAATCCGCTTCTGCGCGGCGTACGGTGACGGCGAAGCGAATGCAGGAGCGAGAGCGTGCGCGCCAGGCCCGCGCCGTTCGCATCACCCTCACCCCTGAGAACAAAGCCTGGCTCGAAACTCAATGGACCGAGCGCGGCGTCACGAGTGCGGACATTATCAACGGGCTCCTAAATAAGGCTAGAATGCAATAGATAGAGCGGACACATACATACATTTTTTCTAGCCCTGTGAATGTGTTTTACACGTAGCGACACGCAATCCCGCGCTGAGTCGCATGAGACTAGGCTAATACTATCTTCTATACGCGCGCGCATAACGTCTCAGACTGAGACTCAGTAGACACGGCAGCCCTGGTGGCGGGATCCGGCAAACCTCGTGAAAGCCGTGCTAGTGTTCTGCCACAGCCGAACGAGCCCCGGAGAGCGATGCTCTCGCGGACGGCGCCAAGGCTGTGCCTAGCACCTGGACAACTGAGCACTTTGCCGCGGGCAACCGTGGAGGGGAGCTTCGCGCGGTTTCACGATCCGCGCAGGCGAGGATCCTCCCGTGCTTCCCGCACGTAGTGGCGTTTGAGTAGCTGGGCTCTTTGAGCTGTGGCGAGGGTGGTAACGGCTCCCGCTAGCGAGAATCTCAGACCCGGCAACCCCTAGGGGTTGACCGATCCCGCGGCAAAGGTGCTAGTGTTCAGGGGTCAGCCGGAAGGGCTGGCCGAACCTTGAAAACCAGATAGGACTGGCGGCGCGGGCAGAGCCCGGCCAGCCGACACGGCCGATGGTAGGTGTGTTCTACACACTGAAATATAGGCAACTCGTGTCAGCAAACCGTGCGGATGGCACAAGGCAGAGATGCTGCGTGCGTGGATGCTCCCTAGTCCTTTTTGGTATTACGCAGTTGCAACAGGACTGCGCGAACCTTGACAATTTAAGATACAGGCACCCACACACACAGAATTGTTGTGCCGAATGGTAGCGACGCTGCGATCTGCAGCCGCTCGAATTGTGTCGGCCAGAGTATTCTGGCGACCTATCTGCAGGCATAGTGTGACTGTTTAGGGGTGAAAGCGTCCGGGCTAGTTGTAGCCTGTTGCTGGGTTCTCAGTGGCGAGAATGCGGCATCCTGTATCACAATACGGAAGTCAGCCAACATTGCGTGACAGGCATAGTGTGACTTCCTGGAATCTTAGTAGCGAGTTCTTGGCTATCAGCTGGATGTTGCAAACATGCCAGCTGGCTTAGCGTATCCTAATTAACTCGACACCTCAGATAGGGGTTAAGTGTTTGCACTTAACCCATGCGCGGCAGTTCTATCTGAACCGGTTTTTTGGGTGCGTTCTGACATACTCCCCTTGTGGGTGCCGGAGCAAGTTATTTGTAGCGGTTTTCTCCTGGGTTACTCATACCTAGGAGACGCAGTACAGCATTAACCGGCGCGGCGTCTCCCGCGCTTCATGCAATGCGATCAAGACCTAGTGGTTAGTGACCACAACAGGCACAGGTTAATTCCTAAGTCGTGGATTGCTAGCAAGTTTGCTATCAGTTCTGCCCTATTCGGCCGCCTAAGCACCCAAGTGGCGCTTAGTGCTGTATTGCGTATTGGCGATCATCTCCCCCAAACATTCCCCCAGGCGCACTGCGTCCGGGGGTTGTTTGGCTGAGGTGCTTTGCACCTTCATCCTCTCGCTGTGAGTTTCAGCCATGAATTTTGCCGATCGCAACTACGCCGTAGCGCTGTTCTCGCGCTACTTGAAGGCCCACGGGCCTTCCCGTTTCCACGGGATGCGCCTGGCGCGCATTCAGCGCCTTGTGGCGCAAGCCATAACCGCGTATGGCCATTGGGGCTCACCCCATTACCGGGTTCCATTCTGCGAGCTCGTCTACGTCACAGGTGCCCTGTGTAAGTGGACTGGCTCCTTCTACAGGACCGTTCTTGTCTGATTCCTGAGCTGGACATTTATTCACCTATTCCCATGCAGTTTGACTCCCGCCGGGCCACATGTCCCGGCTACCTGGAATTCATCTGGCGCTCCGACGTGGAGCGCCCCGCGGGTGTCGCCCCGCAAGCCATCGCCCTCATCACCGAGGCCGGCGGCGCCTTCCACGGCATGTACGGCCTCCACACCGTGGTTGCTTTCACCGTCTCCGCCTGCAAGGCGGAACTCTTCTCCCTCATCGAGGCCGAGCAATGACCTACGAGATCTACGCCACCATCACCGACGAACTCGGCAGTCGGTGTAACCCCACTGGCATCTGGGGTTACAGCCGTGCCGATGTCGTGCTGGAACTCGCCGGCCTCATCCGCCGCCACCCGGACGCCACCTTCCATATCGAAGAGGTGTGCCCCGAGGACGCTTTCAACGCTTGGTAACCCATGACTTTTCGCATCTCCTGGTCAACCCCATCCGGCCGCTTCGGCTGGACTGAAATCACCGAGTGCGTCGATCTCGACGATGCACTCGATCACTTCGACACCCATGTCAGAGGTGTGGATGCACCTGCTGACGTAACCATTGATGAGATCAAATCATGCTGATTGACAACATTCAATTCACCCGCAAGTTCTCAGTGGTACTTGTGCGCCACGACGACAGTGTTCATGGAATGATCCTAGAAAACATAGTCGGCGTAGATCCACACCGCATACAGCAAGGCTGGAAGTTTGTCTCAACAGCGGGTGAAGTACAGCTCGCTGCGACATTCAATGAAGCCCAGCGCAAAGCCGCCGAGTCGCTCCTGCGCTCCTACGTCTGACTCGCCCCCAGAGCCGTTCCCCCCGAGGTCGGCTCTCTGGGCGCCTCGCGCCTCATCCTCTCGCTGTGAGTACAAGCAATGCGTAAGCCAATCGGCTTCGTGATCGACCGTGGCATCTCACCCATCGACGGTCAGCCATACGTGGCGATTGCCACGTTGAAAAGCACCAACGCCAAGACCGGCGACATGGTGCAGGTGTTCATCCTCCGCCCAGACGTACACCCGCTCGACGCCATCGCGTCCGGCGACGACCGCACGATCTGTGGTGACTGCCCTCACCGTCGTCGCTGGGTTGCCGAGCTCGGCCGCTTTGTGCGCTCTTGCTACGTCGATGTCGGCAAATCAGTAGGTGCCGTCTGGCGCGCCTTCACCCGAGGCTCCTATCCCGAGTACGACCCCACGCTGCACGCCCGCTATCTCCGCGGCCGCCGCATCCGCTGGGGTGCCTATGGCGATCCGGCGATTCTTCACGAGTCCGTCGTTCGCACGTTGACCGCCATCGCAGACGGTCACACGGGCTACACCCACCAATGGCGCCACGAGTTCGCCCAATGGGCGCGTGGCTTCTTCCAGGCATCGTGCGACTCGTTCGCCGACTACCTGGCCGCCTCTGACGCGGGTTGGCGCACATTCGCCGTCGTCCCCCAGGGCGACACGCCCTACAGCGGCAAGCTGTGCCCGGCGACGGCCGAGGGCTCGCAAGCGCAGTGCCTCACCTGCCGTCTATGCGACGGCGCCAAGCAAGACGTCTTTGTCGAGGCCCACGGCGTCGGCGCTTCCTTTGTCGGCGTTTGACCTATTCCTGAATCAGTTGACCTTTTGCCATGTCCTCTCTACGCTCCAAGCGCGCACCTCGCCGCCGCCCCATGCCCCCATGGCTCGCAGCCGAGCACGTCGCCGGCTTTCTTCTCGGCCTAGCCCTCGCCGCCATGGCGGTCGACTACGGCTACCAGCGCCCCAGCAACACCCTTCCGCCTACGCCCATGGCGTACCCCGGCCCATGACCTACTGCCCTGACCCGCGTCCGCTCTCACCCCCGGACGATCCCCCAGCCACCGAGCCTCATCCCGTCTGGCATTTTCTGTCAGACGACTTCGAGCACGAACACTGGCTGGAAGACCCCACCGAGGTCGACCTACTCCTCAGCGAGTACGCCAAACGTGGCGAACCGTTCACCTTCCGCCAGCTACTGATGACCGATTAACGAATCAGTCATCAGCCAACCCTTTTCAAAGAACTATGACTATCTCTTTCGTAAAGCGCCGAGCGCGCACCTATGTGCCGACCGGCGAAGTCGGCCAACACCTCTCCCGAGCGCGTGAGCTGCAACTCGAGATCCAGCGCCTCACCGCTGCGTATGACGCAGAACGCGACTGGCTCCTGAGCCACATGCAAACCCAGGCGCTCACCAACGTCGCCCTGGGCGAGGTGAAGTGCGTGCTCAAGCAGCGCAATCGTTGGATCTACTCCATCGAAACGCAGCGCGAAATGGAGCGCCTGCAGATCACCCAAAAGTGGGAGCAATCCCGCGGAATCGCTAGTAACGAACCCTCTTTCTACGTTTCTGTTTCAGAAGTCAAATGAATTCCACCCTTTCCTACGTCGAGACCTTCCGCACTTTCGCTGCCATGGAGCGCCACGGCGGCGGCTTCTGCGCTGCCCTGGCGCATGCTTGGTACAAGGCCGACGGTGCCAATAAGCGCCGCATCGAGGGAGCGTTCCCTCACCTGATCGAGGACTTCGGGCCTGGGTCTCGCTACTACAGCAACGAGGCTCTGTGATGAAGCGCCTCGCCCTGTTCGCCGCGCTTGCGCTCTGCGCCCCAGCGCAGGCTCGCCACGTCACCGCCACCGTTTACCACGAGTGGTATCACGGCCGCACGACGTATTGCGGCCAGACCTTTCAATTCTGGGGCGTCTCGGCCGCCCATCCCTGGCTCCCCTGCGGCACCCGAGTGCGGGTCAGTCACCGAGGACGTGTGCTCACGGTGCCTGTGACCGACCGCTGCGATTGCGCGTCTCTGGACCTCAGCGCCGGTGCCGCCTACCGCCTGGGCGTTCCGATTGACGGCATCGCCACTGTTCACATCAGCTACTGAGTCATGCCAACTGACCTCACACTCCCTTCCATCCACCTGAACGGGACATCTCGCAAGATGCTCGCTGAGGGTTATCAAGCGGCTTACACGAAGTTGCAGGAAACGCTGCGCGCTTTTCAAGCAATTGAGTTCAATGCGCGTGATTACTACGTTCAAGATGACGATGCTTATCGCAAAGCCGTTCACCAGCGCGGTGTTGCATTCCAAAAGCTCTGTGATGCCCGCGACTACCTCGAAGCCCACCTCATCCACCTAGGCGAATGAACGACCCCTCCTTCAACCTCGCCATGGCAGCTCGCGTAGGCGACTCCTGGTACCAGCACCTCGGCGCCGTCGAGGCCGCCATGGCTGAAGAGGACCGCATCGACGGCGCCCGCTGGCGCGCCGGATGGACCGGCGACGAGGGCGGGTGGTACGCCCCCTGCGGCATGCACGAGTCCGACTGGGAAAACGAGGGCTACCCCCTCCCGGAAGACCCCGAGTTCCCCGCCTGGGCCGCTACGCACTACACCACCTCCACACCCACATGAACACCCCCAACTACAAGCGCACAAGCCAGCGCGTCAGCATCACCATCCCCTTCCAGGTGCACGAGCGCATCTGCACAATCGCCAGCGAGCAGGGTCGCTCCCACTCGAATCTCATGGCCTACATGCTCGAGCGCGCCGTCGAGATCCTGTTCCCCGGGTCTGACCCAACCCGTCTGGGTTGAGCTCTCGCCCCAACCTCTCTAGTCTTGCCCCCGAGGGGCGCGCCTCGGCACAACGCGCACTCATCCACGCAGCCAATCGACTCAAGTGACTTTCACAGCCAACCGCGTCACCACCGCCTACGCCGCCGACGGCAACGGCCCGCTGGTCTACGGCCGCTACCGCGACAAGGGCTACGCCGTGAACCCCCTGATCGGCCGCGTCGGCACCATGGTCCCCGAGAACGTCACCGCCCGTGACGCCTTCGAGATCGCCGGCCTCAACTGGACCGCCGACAAGCGCCCCGCCTTCTTCATGGGCCCGGACGGCCCGCTGCAGTCCCCGGAGCACTGCTCCATCGTCCGCAGCGACACCGACGCCCTGCTCGGCATCCACGGTGCCGGCTACACCCCGGTGCAGAACGACGCCCTGATCAACCTGCTCGACTACCTCCACGAGGAGGTCACCATCGAGAACGTTCTCTCGATCCGCGACGGCCGCAAGGTGTTCGCCACCGCTTCGATCGACACCGAAGACGAGGTCGTCCCCGGCGACAAGGTGCGCCGCTACTTGCATCTGTTCAACTCCCATGACGGGAGCTCCGGCTTCGGCGTGTTCTTCAGCGACGTCCGCCTGCGCTGCGCCAACCAGCTCGCCTATCTCACCGGCAAAGCGGTGGGCAAAGCCGTCGCCAAGGGCGCCGGGCTCCGCGCCAAACACACCGCATCCGTGACGCAGTTCGCCGAGCGCCTCCCGCTGCTGATCGACCTGGAGCGCCGGAGCTTCCGCCAATCGATCAACGAGCTGCGCGACCTCACCAACGTGCAACTCACCACCGAGATCGCCCGTCGCGTCCTCGAGACCACCTACGCCGACAAGCTCGCCACCCCCTACAAGGACAAGTCCGGCGCCACCCGTCCCCGCACCCTCGGTGACATCCCCGAGGTCGCCACGATTCGCAGCCACTACGCCGGCGAAACCGGCCTAGGGATCCGCGACATCCCCGGCGTGGCCGGCACCGTCTACGGCTTGTTCAACGCCATCACCCAGGCCGAAACACACGACGTTGGCCGAGCCAAAGACGAAACCGAGCGCGCCCGCATCCGCCTGGAAAGCCTCTGGGGTGGCACAAGCGCTAAGCGCATCGATCTGGCGCGGCAAGCTTGTCTTGCACTTGTGTGATTTCGGGGGCTTCCGCCTTCGTTTCTCGCACATTCACAACTCTTCGTTTCTAATGTCCGACAGCATCATTGTTAGCAAGAACCCCAGCCTTGTTGCTTGGCTTAATGACAAGGGAGTGAAAGCCCCTGTTCTGGGTTACGCCAATCCAAGCGATGTGGCTCACAAACACGTCTACGGCATCGTCCCCTACTGGATGGGTGCCTTCGCCGAGTGCGTGTCTGAAGTCACCATGCCCGGCCTTGACCGACTCGACCGTGACCGCTTCAACCGGGGCGAGCTCACCGTTCAGGAGATGGACGCTGCCGGTGCGGAGATCATCTCCTACCGAGTACGGCGCGTGTGAGGAAACGCCCTGGGCTCTCACCCCCAGGGCGGATCATCCACGCAGGTCGCTGTGAGTTACCAACCCGCGTGCTCCCACCCTACGGGAAGCGCGGCAGAATGACCAAGCGGGCCCGCCACTGTCGCGCCTACCCGCACTGCGTTCTCTACCGCCCTTCGACATGGACACATCCATGGCAGGTTTTGCTGCGTATGAGCTTATGCAAATCACCACAGGAATAGCGCTTTACACCACCTTTGCTACAGCAAATGAAATCCTAAAAGCCAATGCAAATCTCAAACAACGTGGCATCGATTCTCGCTTCGTCCTCGCAGGATCCTTTGTTGTGCCGTCACTACACCACTAGGTATGTGATACGCACCGAAAGTGGCTTCCTTGCCGCCTGCACCGGCATCGGCGGTGTCCCTGTTGAAGAGGTCTCTGATCCCTTCACTGCCGTTCGCTTTGCGGATTTAGACACCGCTGGCCTACGTGCCCGAGCCCTTCTCAAGCTCGGCTGGACCAACCTCCGCATCGTGGCGCTCCTCGCTCCACTGTTCTGAACTCATCCACGCATCTCGTCATGACTCAATCGTTCTGGACTTCACTCGCCTCGTATTGCCAAGAGCTCGCCCCTGTCGCCGGCCCTCTGCTTAGCGCCGTCGGTGACACCGCCGAGGCTGTCGACCGCGCCGGTCGCCAGACGAAGTCACTCCGCTCCGCTTCGCGCACGCTCGAGGCAGACCTCCTCGCCACCGAGGACGACTTCTAATCACCCCATCGCACCCTGTTCATGTCTGAGACCACTCCCCACTCGTTCATACCAGGGTGCGACCCCCTGGTGCAGTTGGCCCGCACCGAGCTCCTCGACACGCTCTACGCCTACGACGGCCGCGATCGGAGCGACCACCCACTGCACCACACCTACACGGGCCTCTGGCAGAAGTACGTCGGCAGCACCTACGAGGTCGCATGAACCCAGACGATCTCCTTGTCGATTACTACGTTGACGCCCACGGCCACGACTGTTACCGGATCTGCATCCCCGAGAGCGGCCCTTGTTCCATCGTCTCCTCCGCCCATCTCATCGATGAGCGCAAGACGCAACTCCTCCGCATGTATCCCCAATGCCACCCGTCATCGTCTTCGGATTGACCTGGCTCCTGGGAATCCTCGCCGTCACGATCTATCTCACTCAACTCGCATGAAGCGCTACGCCGTCCTCGCCATCGCCCTGGGCCTTGTGGTCGGCGCCACCCTCCGCTGGGCCACCAGCCCGATTAACCCCACCACTTCGCCTAACGCCCCCGACCAATGGGAGTAAATCGCATAGGTCCTCCATGTCCCGAGTGCGGCTCCCTCGTCACCGACGTGAAGCGCACGACCCGCAGTACCCAAGGCCACTTCTGGCGGCGCCGCGACTGTCCCTGCTGTGGTCACCGGTTCCAAACGATCCAACACACCGAGATCGTGATTCCGACCGGCTCCGTGGAATGGAGCGGGCACAACGTCCGCATCCATTGGGCCGACTTCCGCTCTCACCTCGCCAAGCTCCTATCCACATGCTGAAAAACGACATCTGGATCCGCGTCCGCGCTGCTGGCGGCATGATCCAGCCCTTCGAGCCTGACCTCATCCGCCAGATCGAAGACCGCAAGGTATTGAGCTATGGCTGCAGCTCCTACGGCTACGACCTTCGCCTGTCACCCCGCGAATTCCTCGTGTTCCGCCACGTCCCCGGCACCGTGATGGATCCCAAGGACTTCAACCCCGCCAACCTCGAGGCTGTTCCACTACACGAGGACGAGCGCGGCAGCTACTTCATCCTCCCTGGCCACAGCTACGGCCTCGGGGTCGCCCTGGAGTACCTCGCCATCCCCTCGAGCATCACCTGCCTGTTCATAGGTAAATCCACCTACGCCCGCATGGGCGTGATCGCCAATACGACCCCGGGCGAAGCCGGCTGGAAAGGCCACCTCACCCTGGAGTTCAGCAACTCCTCCGGCGCCGACTGCCGCATCTACGCGAATGAAGGCATCGTTCAAGCGCTGTTCTTCGAGGGCGAACCCTGCGCCGTCTCCTACGAGAACCGCGAAGGCAAGTATCAAAACCAACCCGAGAGCGTCACCTTGGCGCGGGTTTAGTACTACACACTACGAGGTTTAACGATGACTCAGCAACACCCAATTACCCCACCGCCGGAGCTGGTGCAGCAGTGGCTGGAAGAGCTGTACGGCGGCCCAGTTTCTGTGATTAGCCCATTTGATCA